AGTTACAGTTGCAATATATCCACCAACTTGACTTATTACACTTTTAATACCACTCATTGTGGAGGCAAAACTTCCACCGAGCTTTTCATTACTTGTGGCAGCATTATTATTAGCTCCAGATACTCCATTTAGCGCTGTTTTAATCTTCCCAAGTTCAGCGCTGGCATTGTCTACCGCAGTAATGATGATCCGCATATTTGCATCAGCCATGTTTTTTCCTCAAATCCATAATGCTTTGATATGTTTTGTAGAGTGGATGTTCGCTAAATTCTTTTATTTTTCCGCTCCTTAAATATTCTTTTGCTGTTGTCATTGCTTCATAAACATTCAGAACCATTCGCATTCGTTTCAATAATCCAGCTGGTTGATCCGCTCTTGCGCCCCTGTATGGCGGTATGCCAAATCGTTCAGCGTCCCATGCCATCTCTAGTTCTGGCGGCGGGTCACACTTTCCCTCTGCGCAATCTGCCGCCGCCAGTATCAGTTTGGGTCAACGATTTCGTACGAAGAGATGTACTTTATGATCTCGTTGCCAAGCCAGGTTATTTTCCTGGCATCATCGCGCGGGATTTCCGGTATCCAACCCAATTCGGATACTATTTTTACGATCAACCCCCGAAACTGCGCGGATGACATTTCTTCCATATCTTTGCGATATGGTTTCAGCTTTTCATAATATTGCTCAAGCTGATCCTGTGTCAATGGTTCTGGCAATTCATAACTGCCATATTTTTTATTCGATATTTTCATCATGGTAAGGTCGCTAACTGGTTTACCACCAACGTTTCAAAGAATTTTGCACAAGTTCCGTCATATGCACAACGCAGCGTCACTGGGATGGTATTCACGCCATTGTCATTCTTGGGAGTTCCCCATTTCTCTACTTTTCCAACCAGATCAATGCGCAAGGTTTTCTTGGAATAGGTCGTTCCAGCCGTTGTCAGTGCTGGTCCTTCAAATAACATTCTGACCTGGTAGGGTGTCTCTTCCTGGAAAGCGTCAAACAGCGATACTGAATTTGTGTCATGTTCTAGAGTTAGGTCAAGCGTGATTTCTGGTCCGGTATGTTCGATATGGCTGAAGTATTTTTGACCAGTCCCAGTAAATTGTTCCAGAAATCCTGAATTATATTTCAGTGAGAAATCAAGCCAGGTGTTGTTAATCTGCGTTGTTCCCATTGTTCCGCTCACGGAATCAATGAACAATTTGCCTTCGCCAAAATTGATCTCGTCAACAGATGGTAATGATAGACCAGCTGTAAATGTTGCTTTCTGTACCTGACGTCCGTACCAATCTGCCGATAATTGCAGACTGTTCCCGCCGGCTCCACTCAGCGTCCACGATTTAGCAAATGCATATTCCATTTCGTACGCTTGCTGATTGTCCCCACCCTCAAGCGTATAGGTTGCTATGGTATTCGCAGCGGTTGTTTCTGCTGGATAGGTTCTGATCTTCCCAGAACCGATACCATCACTTCCGGCGGATACTGTCTTGATAGAACTTTCCAAAACATAGCAGATTTGCTCAAATGTAGCCGTGCCGCTCATATTCAGATTACCAAGTAATTTGGGTGTGTTGGTGCGATTCACCTTGCTCAGATAGCCGACATTTTCCGGTACATGCACAACCTCACGCTGGTCATCGAGAAAGCCATTCTCGAATCGTAGGATGCTAGTTGATGCAACCGCAGTTCCCGATGTAGTTTCTTTGCCAATTTGGCATCGTGTTAAAAGACTTATTCCTGCCATTTTTCTTTACTCCTTATTTCGTTGTTGACCCTCTTATAGGTCGCTTGTTTTTCATATAATTTGGTGGATAATAAATACTTTTCACCAAACTTTTCTACTTCTTCGTCTGATAAATCCCTGGCAGGAATACCAGCCAAGAAATTACCATTTCCCCTGTATTTCAACATTACTTTATCCTTTCGTATTTGCTCCTGTATTTTGCTTTCATCCTGGCATCTTCCCAAATTCGGCGCAATGGTTCGCGCTTTTCCGCGCTTTCCGGTCTATCCAGATAAGCCCCGAGAATTTCCTGAATCAAAAAGAACTTCTCTTTGTTTTCGGCAAGACGCATCCAGAATTCGTAATCGGAAACAACCTGGTATTTATAGGTTTCTCCATTGGCCAACATATCAGATTCTAGGAAATATCCATATGTATCATGTAATGATTTTCTCCACATTGGCATTGGTCCCAAGAAGCAGCCCTTTGTGAGTAGTTCAACGATCCCGCCCTGCATCCACTGGAATACATCGAATGGTTTTCCGTCTATTTCGTGAACTCTGTCAACATAGAAATATGCAACGGCGTAATTCTCATGTTGGTCAAGAACAGAAGCCAGTTTTTCCAGTGCGCGCGGATACAATCTATCATCGCAATTCGCGCTGGTAATATATTCTCCGCTTGCCTGTTTGATGGCCATGTTCCACGCTTCGTAAATCGTTGGAATGTCCTGCGTAGTGATGATCTTCGCATCAAACGCTTTCGCGATTTCGTGTTCTTTGCTGCCTTCCTTGCATACAATGATGACCTCTGGAACCAACGATTGACCAAACAGATTCTCAAGACGTCCCTTCAGATATTCTTCTGCATAATAAGCAGACACAATCGCTGATAACGTTACCAATTTTTCACCTCGTCTTTCTCAAATATATCTAATGCGGTACCTTCTGTGAGGTTCATAATTCGTTTTCCATCTCTCTCAAAAACCTCTTTCGCCATTCTGTATGCCTCTTCTTACCGTTCCAAGTCCGGATTATTCCAGCGCACACCCTCACCGAAATAATCCGGATGGAAATGATTCTGGTCTTCCCCTTTGCTGATCACCTCTTGATTCGGATTTCCATCAAATGAGAAACGGTGATCAATGCCAACCAGAAGGATATTGTCAAAACCCATGTAATATGCGATCTGCATACACACATACGTAACCGTATAGCCCTCATAGATGTAAGCCGCCGGGTTCATTGAAAAACAAGGGTGATAACGCGATTCCAGCGGTGCAACGTTCGTGAATTGGCTACAATATTTATCCGGAAGGAACTTGAAGCTCTTTAATCCTTTGATTCTTTCTATACTTTGTTCGATCACCAATTGGTTCACGGAAACATAGTAAGTTGGCTCAAATCCATCTAGCAGATAAATCCTGTTCGTTCCAAATGACGAATACTTTTTCAAGAATGCCACTGGAACATTCTTCAGACTTGGCCCATTGCCGATAATCAGACCGGTTTCGCCAGCGTGGCTTCCTTCAAAGGAATTCCAGTTATTTGTCATGGATAAACTCAACTCCATCAATTGATGCTATGTTTTGTTGCTGTTTTTCCATAGCCATTCTGAACTGCTCTTCCCCGATAGTCATTGTTCCAATGTGTGGGCTGGTCAATGTAGTATCCACATACATCTTGATTCCGTATTCTCTGCATTTGTGCGAGAAGCCAATGTCCTCTCCAGGCCACACATCCCGCCATGCCTGGTCATATTGGTTGAAGAACCAGGGCGGTTGCATGGTTTCAAAAACTTCCCGCGCGATCATAATTGATCCAGTTCCTATGTCGTCCACTTCGATCAGCCCGAGATCCCATTTTGCAGGAGCATACACCGAGCCATCTTTTCCAATCAGATGGCAACAAGGGTCATAAGGATACGATCTGCGGAAATTCAACCCGCCAACGACCTGAACATTTTTCTTTTCGTTCTCCGGTGCAAATTTATCCACCAAAAACCAGCGTGCCAGCTTCTGGATCACATCCACGGGGTGTGCATGGTCTATATCCAGCATGATGACATGAGTAAAATCGCTTCCCAGTAGCTGTTCGGCGATTTTGTTTCTCGCCAGGTCCGTACGGCTATAGTTTATAAATAGCGGCTGTGCACCTTGCATAGCGATCATCCACAGCGGGTCAAATACATCATCCGAGTAGGATATGGAACGTTCTTTCAAGACGCATAAAAGAATGCGCGGCCACACCCATGATGCAATCGGTAGCGTATTAAGTAATTTGTTAATGTACTGTGTGTTCTCTTTTTTCTTCTGTTCAATGTTGGCTGTATTGGGTTTATTTATATGTTTTCGTGCCAACGTTATTCTCCTTATGCAATATCTGACTTTACGTTCACTTCATTGACAATGAACCGGTAACCAATCGTGTTCTTTTCGGCGCTGCCCCATGACATCGGGATAAGACCGGAAGAATCAATTTTCCCAACAGAAACGACTTTCCCGCCCAACCTATCCAAACGAACGCCTTTCATGATGGCATTCGGAACAGCATCCGAAAAGTAAGCCGCGTGCCTTGCATCGTTCGGTAGATCGATCCTGGCCAGATGTATCTCCACGATGATACTCAACAGTCCCTTTTTTGAACCGTATGTATCGTCCGACGTGTACCATTGCCATGAACCAGGACCCTCAAATGTAGCGGCAAACGGGAAAACGCTCATATCATCCGGTGGATAGTCAGGAGCTGCCTTTATGCCCGACACATCTCCAATACAATCCTGAATTGCATTAATAACATCCTGTGCGATAGCCATTAGATCAATCTCCTGAACGGTTCCAGCAATAATCGAACATCAGTATCCAGTTTTGGAATCATCTGCATCATTCCCAGTTCGGAAGTTCCGGCCACACCAAAAGGACTGTCTTTGCGTTTCCACAAACGGGATGCCTGGATCAAGCACGCCATTTTTACTTCCGATGGAACCGTTGAGCTGAATCCAAATGATCCTGCGATCTGTATACTTTTCTTCACAGAGGAAGGAAAGGTATGGTTTCCGTTTTCGGATACTTCAACCCATGTATATGGTTGACCATCTAAGGCGGCATTATTGGGTTTCAGGTTGTAGTCTGTGGTTGCCCATGTGGTTTCAAAGGTTCCATCGCCATCTTCATCGGTTTT